GGGCTCATATCCTGAGCCATCGGGATTCGTTTAAATTTCCCTCCTACATCGAAAGCGAAGCCCGGCCGGGCCGATTCTCATTATCCTACCAAACCTGCCAAAATGGCATATTGACCTACCAACCTACCAACATGCCCGCTGGATACTCTTCTCGCTGCAAAGCTTGCAATACGCCCCTGAGGACGCAGATCGAAGCCTGGAAGGTCAAAGACAAACTGAAAACCAGCCAGATCGAACTAAAACTCAAGGAGCTGGGCGACCCCATCTCACGCCGGGCGCTGGATAACCACTTCGCAGAGCACTACAACGTAGCGGATGTGGCCGCTGATCAGTACAACCAGAGCCAGGCCAACCTGCAGAAAGACGCCGGCGAGCGTGTCACTGAGATCATCGTCTTAGACGATCTGATCGCCAGCAAGGCCACCCTCCACCAGAAGCTGGGGAAGATCCTCGCCAACCGGCTCAAAGGTCTGGAAGACACAGAAGAAGTAAGCTATTTACCCAAGCTGCCCATGGCCTACGTCTCGCTCTACACCGGCTGCGCCACGGGTCTGTGCCAGGCCCTGAAGACCAAACAGGAACTCCTGGGAGAAGATGGTGCCGGCAGACAGGCCAAAGCCATGGAGACCTGGGTGGATCTGATGATGGAAGATGACGATACCCCTGACCAAGGAGCAGAGAAAGCAGATACGCGAAAGGGCTCCTAAAGACCCGGTCTGGTGGATCAACAAAGTCCTGACCGCAGATCTGTGGTCTGCCCAAAAATCTATCATAGAGTCAGTGCGGGACAACCCGCGCACCTCGGCCCGCTCATGCCATGGCATAGGGAAAAGTTTTTTGGCAGGAAACACGGCTCTGTGGTTCCTTTACACGTTTCCTTATTCTATCGTCCTCACCACGGCCCCGACCTGGCGACAGGTCGAAAAGCTAGTCTGGAAGGAGATCCGCTCCAGCGTCCGCAAATCGAGGGTTGACCTCGGCGGTGAACTGGCTAAGAAGAGTCCCGAGCTGCAGATAGTCCAGGACGAGTGGGTAGCTCTCGGCATATCTACCAACCAGCCTGACCGGTTCCAGGGCTTCCACGCCGAGCACCTCTTAGTTATCGTCGACGAGGGCGCCGGCGTCAAGGAAGACATCTACGAGGCCATCGAGGGCGTACTGACATCGGCCCACTGCAGACTCCTACTGCTCGGCAACCCGACACTGATCGGCGGCACGTTCTACCAATCTCACCGAGCTCCTGGCTGGAAATCGTTCCACATAGCCGCATGGGACACCCCGAACTTTACCGCCTTCGGAATTACCGAGGACGACCTGGAAAGCGGGGCCTGGCAAGACAAGGCCCCGAAGAATCCAGACGGCTCGTATCATTGGCCGTACCCCTACCTCATCACACCAGAATGGGCCGCGGGCCGGCTCAAGGCATGGGGCAAGAACCATCCGGCATATCAGGCCCGTGTAGCTGGGAACTTTCCGACCCAGGGCGAGAACAACGTCATCCCCCTGGCATGGATCGAAGCGGCTATGTCGAGGTGGGAAGATACCGAGGGTCAGGGATCTTACGAGCTGGGTGTGGACGTGGCCCGATACGGCTCAGATCTCACCGTCATAGCTCCTCGACAGGGTCAAAAGGTCTACCGGCTGCAAGTCTACTCAGGAAAAGACACGCAGGAAGTCACAGGAGAGGTCCTGGCGACTGCCCGGAAGCTCAAAGCCAAGCACATCAAGGTCGATGTCATCGGTATGGGTGCCGGCGTGGTCGATCCCCTGAAGGCAGCCAAGGCCCCGGTAATAGCCGTCAACGTGGGCTCTGCGTCGGATGTCTTAGACGACGACGGCAACAAGGTCTACGTGAACCTCCGGGCGGAGCTCTGGTGGGCACTTAGAGAAGCGTTAGACCCCAAGAATCCAGAACCTCTGGCCCTTCCACCGGACGAGGATCTTTTAGGTGATCTGGCTGCACCTACATACAAGATCACAGGAAAAGGCCAGACCCAGATTGAGGCCAAGGAAGAGACCAAGAAGCGACTCGGCCACAGCCCGGACAGAGCCGACGCAGTCATGCTCACATTCGCACCCAACAATATTTTCGAGATGCCTAAGCTCTCCTTCGCCGGAGCCACACGAAAAGCGCCATGGAAGTAAGCCACATGATCATGAATATCCCGGCTCTGCAGAAGATCCTGCTGCCTCGCTGCATGGCTCCGTCTGCGCTGGACCGGGTAGGCGTGTTCAAATCCGGCCGGTTCATCCGCAAAGTCAAGGACGCAGAAGGTCACGAGCACGCCAGTGACGGCAAGTTCACGAGCGGCGGTGGCGGTTCCGGGAAGGGCAAGTCCGGCAAGACCAAACGCAAGCTTGAGCGAAGATCCGAAGCAGCGCATCAGGCTAACCTGGGCGGCAAGGCAATCCAGACGCTCCTGTCTGGCAGATCAGCTCTCGACAATATCGGATGGCTGAACACATCCAAGCCGAAAGAGCCCGAGAAGAAGCCAGAGCCAAAAAAGCCAGAGATCAAGCCCAAGCCTAAGAAGCCCAAGGCCACCGGCGGCGAGGTGCAAGTTAATACAGGCGGGGCATTTACCGGCTATAAGGCAGAAGGCAAGGTCAACATTTCCGTTGCAGTCGTCCAGGGCGGCGGCAGAACGCTAATGGGCAGCAACATCATGAAGCCCGCCACAGCAGACGACGTGGCTGTCGTTATGTATCGGGCAGCGAAAGACGGCCCACTTACATTCCCGGAAGCCATGTTTGGAAATGAAAAATTCAGGCAGGCAATGCATGATCTGGAAGATCTCGGAAAGGTAACATTTGTCGATAGTGGCAATGGTCGAGAAAAGACCATGTATGAACTGGGACCAGACGGCAAGCCCAAACACGCACCATCCAGTACGACACCTCCCGGGGCGAGGCCTGCAGCAGCAAAACGACCGAGCGGGCCGATAAACACCAACGTCAAAGAACTGCCAGAGCACGTCCCTGCAAAGACTCCTACAGAGGCGTTAAGCCGGATGGCCAAATATGTGCCAGAGGGTACAAAGGTCGCATACGAGGGCGCACCGATCGCTAAGATGAACTCATTGCTGAAGGGCGCAGAGCATGTCTTAGGCAAGTACGGCGTAACTGTCGAAAAGATGGGATTTGTAGAAAAGGCAGGATCTGAGTATGGATTGTGTCGCAGCACGCGGGACGGCAGAATATTACATGTGGGCGTAAGAAAGTCCTATGTTGCCAATCCTGAAAAATACAAAAAGCAGGATATTGGCAGGATGAGGGCCAACCAGGCATATAACATTATTCGCACCGAGAAGTTCATTGAAGATCTCAAAAACAATCCCAGCTACCGGGGAGATGTCAACAGTGAACTCAAGAAGCAAGAAAAGAAGCTTGAGCATATAAAGAACGTCGACCACTGGACAGTAGCTGATGCAGTAGACGATCCTCTGTATGCCACCCAGGCCCATGAGTGTATGCATGCGGTTTATCATTACCATCGTTTAGGGGAGACATTTAAGGCCGAGATGGAAAAGGTCGATGGATGGAGCATACCATTAACGGAGTATGCGACCGAGAATCAGAAAGAATTCTTTGCAGAGCTGGGTTCTGCAGTCACTTGTGGGATGAAAATTCACCCTAAACTTTTGGAAGCTTTCCAGAACACCGTGAGGATGATTAAATGAGTCAGTCGGGGCAGTGCATTGGATGCACGCATTATACGATGAGTGCAACGTGCGAAGCCTTCCCTGACAAGATCCCACATAAGATCTTCTCTGGGCAATTTGTCCATACCAAACCCTTCCCCGGCGATCACGGCATCATGTACGATCCCATCTTGCCAGAGCTGGACGAAGACGAAGACGAAAGCGACGAGCCACAGGAAGAAAAGAAGTCCATCATGGCTCCATCGGCCCTTGACAAGCTCTCTTATCTTGACTTATCCGGCATCCAGAAAGAAGCAGCCCGCGACTACAAGCAGGAATACCGGGAGTACCACGGCAAGCCATCCAAGATCAAGGAGCGAGCGCAGAGGAACGCCGCCAGGGCGAAGCTGGGAATTCCAAAGGGAGATCCGCGCGAAGTCGATCACAAGCATGCGATCTCGGACGGCGGCAGCAACAGCAAGCGCAACCTGCGCGCAGTAAGCCGCGAGACCAACAGGCGAAAAGGGACGGGGACGAAGTAGCCCGTCATCTGTGGTACACAAATCAATTTGTGTCTCGCAAAAGGCCCATAAGTAATCTACAAATCCACTCCAAATTTCTATCATAGTCTACCAATACCGTTTTTTCGAGAGCCAATCATGAACAAGAATAATCGCATCAAGAAAGCGGCCGGCGTAGCCGTGGGCGGCGGCATCTACCCCAAGTTCATCCAATCGCCCAGGGCTCTCGTGCATCAGTCCTATGGCAGATCCGGCCTGCAGTACTTCATGCCTGGCTGGATCCGCCGCGACTTCCTCCCGGAGCTTCAGGGTCGCCAGCGGTGGCTCGTCTTTGAGCAGATGGGCAGCAACGACGCCTACGTAGGATCTGCCCTCAACATCTACTCGCTCTTCCTCCGCCGCACGAGCTGGCATCCAGATCCCATCGATGACAGGAACAAAGAGAACGGCTCGACCGAGTTCTTGGAGCAATGTCAAAACGATATGCAGCACACCTGGCAGACGTTTATTGCCACGGCAGCCAAGCCCACGCTGCAGTTTGGCTTCGCTCCCTTCGAAAAGATCTTCAAGGCGCGAGAAGGCGAGCAGGACGACGACCGCCTATCCTCAGAGTACGATGATGGTGCAATAAGCTGGCAGAACTTCGCCTTCCGGTCGCCAGACTCTATCCTCCACTGGGACTATGACCCCAAGGACGTAACCAGGCTGCTGGGATTCACCCAGATAGCCGCACCGGATTACCGCACCACGTTTATTCCCATCGAGAAGATCATCAACATCCGTTCTGCACCAG